GAGGATTTTGGCTATATAGGTGTTGACCTTGCAAGTGTCAGTGACTTAACGGCAGTATCAGTTTTGATAAATAAGGATGATAAGTATTATTTCAAGACAAAGTACTATTTGCCAGAGTCAGCCCTTGAAGGGAATAGCAATTCTGAAATGTACAAATCATGGGCACGGCAGAAACTCCTTGAAATCACTCCAGGTAACGTGACGGATTACGATTATATCTTAATAGACTTGTTAAAATTAAATAACAAGATATTTATTAATAAGATAGCCTATGATAGTTACAACTCAACTCAATGGGCAATTGATGCAACCGCAGAGGGCTTACCGCTTGAGCCATTCAGCCAAAGCCTTGGAAACTTCAACAGACCTACCAAGGAATTGGAAAGATTGATAAAGAGTGGAAAGGTGGTCATTGATGATAATGAGATTACAAGGTTTTGTTTCTCAAATGTGATACTCAAATCTGATTACTGTGAGAATGTCAAGCCTGTCAAGTCAACTAACCAAAATAAGATTGATGGTGTAATTTCAATGATTGAAGCCTTGGGGATATACTTGAACAATAACAATTACGGTGGTAACTTCTACGGCTTTGATAATAAAGAAGAATAATAGTAAATAAAATATGTTTAGCATTTTTAATAAGAAGAAAATTGAAGAAAGAGAGATGGGTGGGGAAATACCAGAGCCTTCTTTCTCTCCTTCACTTTTTCCTGTTTTTTCCAACAGCAACAACCCAATGGGATTGAGTGCAGTTTATAGGGCTGTTGAGATTATTTCTGATAGCATTGCCACTTTACCAATTAAGGTGATGTTGAAGGATGAAAAGAATTATCAGAATCTCAATGGTCATTATATTAACTTGATATTCAAGTCAAATACAGATAGGCTTACCAAGTATAACTTCGTAAAGTTGCTTATTCAATCTGTATTACTCAAAGGTAATGGTTATGCTTACATTGAGAGAGGTGAGAACGGAAAACCTAAATCATTAAGATTCCTTCCTTCAAGTGATGTTGTCATAAACTATAACAAGCAGAATAACTCTCTGACTTATACTTGTAGTTTGGTAAGCAAGAAGGTTATCCAGCCAGAAGATATGATTCACTTGGTAAAGAACTCTTATGATGGCATTAATGGTGTATCAGTTCTGACTTATGCAAAGAGGCTACTAGACACCGCTCAGTCAACTGAGAATAGTGCAAATTCATTCTTCTCCAATGGTTGTAATGTGGCAGGCGTAATCACCTCAAAAAGCATTTTAAACGGTAAGCAGAAAGAGCAAATACGTACAGGATGGATTAGTCAAGCAGGTACAAACGGACATTACTCAGCAATGATTGGAGTTTTGGACGGTGGCCTTGATTTCAAACCACTTCAAGTTAATGCAAAGGATGCTCAGATGCTTGAATCAAGGCAATGGAATGTGCAGGATATTGCAAGGTTCTTTGGCATTTCCCCAGTCCTTCTCGGTGATTTAAGTAAAGTATCATTTTCAAGCCTTGAAGCCGTTCAGCAAGATTTCTTGCTTCATACCCTTCAACCTTATATAATAATGGTGGAAGAAGAGTTTACAAGAAAACTCGTGGGTAATGAAAAGAATGTTGAGATAAACCTTGATGAGAGTGCCATGCTGAGGACTGACAAACAGGCACAGGCAAACTACTATTCAACCTTACTTGATAAAGGTATTCTTTCAATCAATGAGGTGAGGAAAGAGTTGGGATATTCAGAAATTGAAGGTGGTGATAAACATATAATCGCTTATACGGATATTAGCCAAAATACTATTAACAAAGATAAAGAAGAGAAAGAAGATGAATAAAAATTTGGAAATACGCAGTTTTGATACATCGTTTAGCCAGAATGATGAAAAGGTTATTACTGGCAGAGGTGTTGTTTTTGACTCCCTTTCAAATGATTTGGGGGGCTTCAGAGAAATCATCAAGCCTACTGCAATTACCCAAGAGTTGATTGACAATTCTGACGTTTATGCAAGGATGAATCACTCAAATGACTATATTCTTGCTCGCTCAAATAAGGGTGTTGGTTCATTGAAACTTGAACTCAAATCAGATGGCCTTTATTACTCATTTGAAGCCCCACATACAGAAAAGGGTAATGAACTTGTGCAGCATATCCGCAGAGGTGAAATATCACAGTCTTCATTTGCATTCATGGTTGCTCAAGAGGAAGATGCTGAAAGGTGGTATAAGAATGAAGAAGGTGTAATCATAAGGGAGATTAATAAGATTTCTTACCTTGGTGATGTTGCTCCTGTTTTTCAACCTGCATACAGTGAGACTTCTGTAAGTCTCAGAGCATTGGACATGGTTAAGGAAATGAATCAGCCAATTGAAGAGAGAGAAGATAAGAAAGAGGATGAAGAGGAAGAGGTAAAGACTGATTCTGAGGTAAAAGAAGATGAGGTAAAAGAGGAAGAAAGCGGAAAAACTGAGTCAAATACAGAGGAAAAAGAAGAAAAAGAGGACTCAGAAGAAAAAAATATTACAAAAGAAGAAGATTTTGAAGAAAAAAGACAACTTCAAGATATTTATAATAAAGAAAATAAAGGAAATATTAAAACAATTAAAAGTATGGAATTCAAATTACTTTCAGCGATTAACGCAATCGCAAACAATCAGGTACTTGACGAGACCTCAAGCGCAGTCATTGAAAAGGGTAAAGAGGAAATGCGTAAGGCTGGGCTTTCATACGGCGGCCAGATTCAACTTCCTATGGAGGTTCGTTCAGCAATCACAGTAGCAAGTGAGGGTGAAGATGTAGTTGCTACTAACATTTATGATATTCTTGAACCTTTGAGGGCTAAGAACGTTTTAGCTCAGGCAGGTGCAAAGTTCCTCACTGGTCTTGTAGGTGATGTTCAGGTCCCAATTATGGCTGGTGGCAATGTAACTTGGGAGGGTGAGACCGCAGAGGCTTCTGACGCAGGTATCTCTTACTCAAGTGTAAAACTTTCTCCAAAACGTCTTACTGCTTTTGTTGACGTATCAAAAAAGTTCCTCATTCAGACTTCTGATTCAGCAGAGGCTCTTATCCGTCAGGACTTGATTAACGCTATCAACAGCAAACTTGAGAGCACACTTCTTGGCTCAGCATCTGGTAATACAACTCAGCCAGCAGGTATTTTCTACGGAAAAGACCTCAACAAGATTTCTGGCTTCACAGGCGTTTGTGAACTTGAGGCTGACATAGAGGATGCTAACGTAATTGGTGAGTGCAAGTACATCATGTCAAACAAGGCTAAGGCTAAGTTCCGCGCGATGCCTAAGTCTTCAAAGTCAACTGAGTTGGTGATGCAGAACGGTAACATTGACGGTACTCCAGTGCTCAACACTTCAAATGTAGGTGGTCAGGATGTAGTTTATGGCGATTGGTCTAACTTTGCAATTGGTCAGTTTGGTGGCATTGATATCACCGTTGACCCATTTACCAAGGCTAAGGATGGTCAGGTAAGGCTCGTAGTTAACGCTTACTTTGATGGTAAAGCACTTCGCCCAGGTGCATTTGCGGTTGGTACAACTGACTCAACAGCAACTGGTTATTAATCATTATTAAACAGCAATTAGATATGCTTCTTGATTTAGACATAATCAAAAAACACCTCAACATTGACCCTGATTTCTGTGATGATGATGATTATATTGTCACTTTGGCAGAAGTTGCGGAACAGGCAGTAGAGAAGCATATTGATAGCCGTTTGAGTGACATCGCAAAGGAAGAGGATGGGCTACCAAGCCCCCTCTTTCATGCAATGTTACTTTTTATTGGTAATTTGTATGCTAACAGGGAAAGTGTGAGTTATTCCACAGCTGTGGAAGTACCCAAAAGTTATGATTACCTTCTGTCTTTGTATAGAAATTATAATGGGAAAAAGGACTAATTAGAAAGATGAGAGCAGGCTTATTAACAGAAAGTGTGGACATTTATTCTCCATCTTCATTCACCAATTCTTTTGGTGAAGAAACTACAACCTATGTTCTCAAGGCTATCACAAGGGCAAGGGTAATACATAACAATGGCAATAGACAACTCCAAAACAGTGAGGTTTTCTACGCTTATAACAAGACTTTTCAACTCAGAATTTATGTCAACATAGACGAGTATGATTACATTCAATACGAGGGTAAAAAATACAGAGTCTTGAGCATTGACAGAGACAAACAAGAGCAGGTAATAACAGTAAATACGGAATTGGTAAATGATTAACTCTTTGAACATAGGTCAGTATATTTTTGATAGTTTGTCAACTACTTTGGAAGGTATTAAAATTTGTCCAATTGTAGTTGAGAAAGAGACTCCAATGCCGTTTATTGTGTATAAAAGGTTAAGCCTTATTCCTGCAAACTCCAAGGATGGAGAATTTGAAGATACAGCAAGAGTGGAAGTAAAGGTTGTAAGTGAGAATTACGCAGAAGGAATTGAAATTGCCAACCAGATAAGGGAGAGGATTGAAGTAGAATCTGACACTTTTGAAGGGATGGGAATTGAAAGCACTTTGGAAAACTCCAACGAGGATTATGCACAAAATGTGTACACACAAATACTTATTTATAGAATTAAAATAAACTAAATATCATGGCTAACCAAATTATAAAAGGACGTGACTTGATGCTTTTCAATGCTTCTGGTAATTCTTTTGCTTGGGCAACTTCACACTCTCTCAACATCAATGCAGAGACTGCGGACATTTCAAGTAAAGACCACGGCATTTGGGGTGGTTCTGAAGTCACAAAATTTTCTTGGGAAATAACCTCAGAGAATCTTTACACTGAGGATGGTTATAATCAGATGTTTGACTATATGCTTGCAGGTGTGCCAATTACCGTAAGGTTTGGCTTAAAGAGTCAGAACGACAACAGCAAGAATGTGGCAGATGGTGACTATGACAATTGGACTTCAAAGACAACTGGCTATTACACTGGTCCTGTTGTAATTACGTCGCTCCAGGCAAACGCAAACAACGGTGAGAACGCAACTTACTCAGTTACTCTTACAGGTGCAGGTAAGATTGTAAGGCAGACACAGGCTTAATACTCAAAGTGTAAGAAAAAATAAAGGGTAGTGGGGTAAAAAACCATTACCCTTTTTTGCTTTACAGACTATTTATATATAAGTAAAATAAGAAAATCAATATGAAAATTACAATTAATGAAAAGGAAATTGAGTTAAAATACTCTTTTCGTGCGTTGATGATGTTTGAGAATATCAACGGCAGTACATACAATGGTGGTGGATTAACGGAGGCTATTACCTTATTCTATTGTATAGTAGTCACTTCAAGTAAGGATTACAGCCTTGATTATGATTACTTTATTGATTGGTTGGATGAAAACCAAGATACTCTCAAGGAGTTCTTTACTTGGATTGCAACCATTGGCAATAATCAGAATAAGTTAAAAAAAGACTGACCTCCCAAGTTAATAAGGGAGGAAAACAAAAGTCAGTAAAGTGTATCTATCAATTCCTATTTAACTTACTCTGCTTTCAGTATAAGGTAATGTCAATTGAGTATTTCATGGATACTTGCACAATTTGGGAGATTGAAAACATATTAGACTGCATACCTTACTGTGATAGAAATTTGTGGGAAACTCAAAGACTGTCAACATATATCAATGCTAAGGCTCATTTCAAGGGTGTCAAAAATGCTCAAGACATTTGTAAATTCAAGTGGGAAGAAGAGAGTACAGAGGAAGAAAAAGAGCATGACATTGAAATCAGTGATGATGATATTAAGAGATTAAAAGAATTGAGTAAGAAATGGGAAGAAACATCTACGATGCAAGAGACTTGACCACTGCAAGTGAAGAGATACTAAGAGGAATTGACAAGGCTGTTCTTGCTTGCGCATTCAAAGTCAGAGATGATGCAAGGGGTAATTTTAAAGGCAGTTCTAATCTTTACAAGCATTCGTCTAACCATTGTTATGACAGCCTTGCAGAGGGTATTATGGTAGGAAAATTAAGAGGTGGACAAGTCAAGGTTCATGCCATGGGTAGTAAGGAAAATTACCACAGTTACAAGACAAGATTCTTTGTGGGT